CTAAGAGAGGTAGAGGTAGCATAATGAGTATTAGTAGAGCATTAGATGCGTTAGGCATTATAAATTTTAAACTTGAAGGTAACCCTGAAACTGAAGAAGAATTTAACGAAAGTTTTATTAAAATTACTGGCAGTGATTCGGAAGGTGTTGCAATTGAAAGTACAGACCCTGCAGAATTTGGTGTTACGTGGGCAGAAATACAAACTGCTATAGACAACTTAGTTGATGAAGAATTAATAAATTTACGTGCAGAGCGCAACAGATTGATTGCACTTACAGACTGGACACAATTTCCTGATGTACCAGAAGAAACTAGAACACTATGGCAGCCATACAGACAAGCATTAAGAGATATAACAAACACATACACATCACTTAGTGATGTAGTATGGCCAACTAAGCCAACTACTTAATAGGATAAAAACATGGGAACAATAAACATATACAGCGGTAACGGATCCAACAAAGCTGGGTTAACATACAACGGTTCCGGTGACATCACTGTAGACACAGAACATTTGGCAAATACATCCAGTGGTATACAATCACAACTGGATACCAAATTACCATTGACTGGTGGTACTATGACTGGTGAGCTTGGCATTGGAGTTACTCCTGGCGCATGGTCCTCTAACTATCCTGCATTGCAAATTGGACAAGGTGCTACGTTTACTGGGCATGCATCCAACACTCAAACACAACTGGGACAAAACTGGTGGATAGGAACGGCTAATCAATATGTTGTTGATGGTGCAGCTTCTCGCATGATAATGAATCCAGATTCAACAATTATATTTTCACAAGCACCTAGCGGAACTGCTGGTGCTACTATGAGTACAACACACAATAGACTTGTTATTGATTCGTCAGGTAGAGTTGGTATTGGAACAACTTCTCCGAGTCAAAACCAGACCGGATCTGTTGTCCCTAAACTACACGTTAAATCCACAGGAACAACTGGAGCGTACGATCTAGTTGCTAGATTTGAGGCGGGTACAGATGCATCCACAACAGGAGCATCTATATTAATAAACCATGCAAATGATAGAGGGTTATTAATAGAGGCTGGTCGTGCTAACGGTGGAGACATTGGAGTAGCACACTTTGGAGTAACAAATTCTGGCGGCGTTAACACTCGAGCAATAACTATTCTTGCCACAGGTAGTACTACAAATAATGTTGGTATTGGTACATCCGTCCCAACAGATAAATTTGAAATACACCACAATGATGCTTATGAATTTAGTTTAAAATTTAACCAAGGCAATAACAATATAGTTAGTGGATTTGGCCAACAACAAAGTATATTGGCATACGCTGATGGTGCAAGTAATACGGATCAGTATTATGCAGGTATAACATTTGGCTTATGGGACGCCACACATAATAGCAAAGACGGATCCATACATTTCCATACCGCAGTTGATGGTACTGTAACAACAGGATTACGAATTACTGGTACTGGCGAAGTATTAGCAGCATTAGAACCAACATTAAATATGGCAGTGGGTACCACAAATGCTAGTCATGCAAAATTGACAGTATACAGTGGAATGGGCGACAAGCCAGCATTATTACTCAGCAATGCTGATGGCGGTGCAAATGCTTATGCAAATCGACAGAATAGGTATTTAACAAGTAACGGAACTAACTGGATAGGTGACGGTAGAGATCCTATTGCCGTAATAGCATCAAGCTCAGCTTCAACACAACTGGGCGTGACTACCGGACTTGTGATGCACAATGATAATGTTACTGATAATGCGTTTAGTCCGCCTATCATGTTTGGTACTAAATCCGTAAGTGCTGGATATAACACTGCTTATGGATACATAGCAGGACGCAAAACTGGCACTGGTGTAGATACTAACTGGAGTATTGGTGAGCTTTGGATTGATACTGCTGGTACAAAACACAACGGCAACAATCAATATATGGATAACAGTCCAGCTATTAAAGTGCGTACCACAGGCACAGTTGATATGCGTTGGCAACCATTTAGTTATGGACAGCTATCAGGCAACGGTGCGTCAACAGCCAATGGCACTGGGTGGGCATTTTCTCCAATAACCACTCAGGGTCTAAGCTATAATACTAATGCAGCACATGGGCCTGGATTTACTGTAGTTGAAGCTGGTTACTATCAGTGTTTTGCAACAGGATTATATGCTCCTGGAGGTGGTCTTAGTTATGTGTATATAGGCTGGTGTATAAATGGCACACAAATTCATCATTGGCATAGTAATCACGGTATAGAAAGCAACCATGATTTTGTTAGTAGTATAATTAGATGGTGTAATGCAGGGGATCATATTACTCTTGAAAATAGTAGTGCAAACGTAACAAGTCAATGGGGCGGCACTCACTCACAATATCACATATGGAAGCTAGGATAATAACAATGTATACAGATGAAATAAAATTATTAATAATTGGTACAGGTCCAGCAAACGCTGGAGTTCAAAGCGTATTAGACCACATCAGATCATTATCTGATATTATCGATGAAGAATCAGCGATTGAACAACGTGTTGAAAAATTTCTATTGGACCAAGGTCTAACTGAAGTACCAGAAGACTTTGCACAATTGCTTGCTGATAATCAATATGTTAGCACATCTAGTCCAGAACATTGGGAAATAGAAAGATATGATTCTCAAGCGGAATATAATGCTGATGAATATAAAAGAAACAGAGAATCAGAATATCCCAGCTATGGTGAACAATTGGACTACATTTATCATAATGGTGTAGATGCTTGGAAAGCAGATATTGTAGACCCAATTAAAACTAAGTACCCAAAGCCAGAATAAAAGGAAACAAGCATGTTAATAAAACAAAATCAATTAGTAATAAACGGAACAACGCTAGAGCAAAGTGATTTACAAGCTATTGCTAATGTAGCCAGTGATGTACAAGCACAGATTGATACCAAAGCACCAATTAACAATGCTCAATTTACTGGCAACGTTGGTATTGGTACGAGTTCGCCAGATGCACCACTTGATGTTACCCGTGTTGGTGATGGTACAATAGCTATGTTTCAAAACACAGGAAACCATGGTTTTGAGTTTTCTGCACCAAGCAGTACAGCATTACAAATAGCATCAAGGCAAGGGTCTAAGAATTTAGACCTTTGGGCTAACACATTAAGTTTTAGTGCTGGCGGCACAGAACGATTGCACATCGACAACTCAGGTAACGTTGGTATTGGTATTGTACCCAACTTTACTCCAGGTGCTAGTAGAAGAAAGTTGCAAATAGGTAATGGTACTAGCGGTGCTTTAATTGCTATGGGCACAGGTACAAGTGAAAGTTCTAACCCTAGGATATTCTCTAATCAATACACATTGGGATTAGCTGCTGGGATCACCACTGGAGAGCTACAGTTTTATACCAACGATGTTGAAAGAATTACCGTCGAAGCCGGTGGAACTATTCAAATGGGAGGAGGAGATGCCCCGGCTAATCCTCCTATAATAATGGGCGGAAATAATTTTAGTGTTTATATGGGCGCTACCAATACAAATACTATTAACGTAGGTTATAATGAAAATCAAACCTATAATTTGCATATAAATTATAAAGGGTATCAGTCTGGTACTACACAGTTTAGAAACCTAGTTGTTAATGATGGTAAGACATCTGACATTGCAAGATTTAAAGGAGAATACAAACTCTTAGAATTACCAGGTGCACCAAGTTTTAGAGCAAGAGTTAACCAAGGATTTTCTGGAAACGGCACGGTAATAGTTTTTGCTGATGTTCAGCATAATATAGGTAATCATTATAATAATTCAAACGGACGATTTACAGCTCCTGTTTCTGGGTCTTATTTTTTCGGCTACCAAGGGATATCTGGTTCAAACATTACAAGTAATGAACAAAATATGAGTTTAGTTATAAATAACACAACCGGAATTTGTGATGCAAGATCAAGAGGATATACAGAAGGTAGTTTACATCTAAAAACTGTAGTATATCTAACCGCTGGAGATTATGTTACTGTCAAAATAGGTAATGGTAATACTACAACATATGCTGCGGGATTTCACAATCAGTTTTTTGGGCACTTTATAGGCTAATAAACTGTCAATACAAGAATAAACAATAGATAATCTAAATCGATAAATAAGTGTAATAACTGAGGAGATTGCCATATGGCATTGCAACGTGTACGCTCAAATATGCTTGCCAACAACTTTACACTTGACGATGATCAGGGCTTAATTGTTGGATCCGGCAACAA